CAAAAAGGTGCACTTAAGATTAAGAAGTGGTTAATGGAACACCCACACTTCTTACCTAAAATCGAAGATGAATATATTTTACCTAGATACTGATCCTAAAAAAGCAGCAGAATACCACGTAGATAAACACTGTGTCAAGATGATATTAGAATCTTGTCAACTATTATGTACTGCACACAGAGTATTAGATGGCGATCAATTTATAGGTAAGACTGCAACTGGTCGTAATATCAAACGTTGGTTATTATCTGACGAACGAAATGAAACATTGTATACTGCAACACATGTCAATCATCCATCTGCAGTATGGTGTAGAAGTGGATCAGAAAACTATATGTGGTTGTGGGTATTACTAAACGAATTATGTAAGGAATACACTTATCGTTATGGTAAGGTTCATAAGTGTGAATCATCAGGTCTTGTAGCAAGATTAGAGCAACAACCTAATAATATAATACACACTCATTTTACAGATCCAACACCAGCAATGCCTGATCAATACAAAATAAAAGGCAATGGCGTGCAATCATATCGTAACTATTATAATGGCGAAAAGCAAAGAATGTTCTCTTGGAAGAAAAGGCAAGTCCCAGAGTTTATAAATAAAACTACAGGGGAAAATTATGCCAACATATGATTTTAGAAACAAAGATACTGGTGAAGTATTTGAGAGAGTTATGAGTATTGCTGCAAAGGCAGAGTTCCTCGAAGCTAACCCAAATCTTGAGCCATTAATTACTGGCCTTAATCCATTAATAGATCCAGTTAGATTAGGTATTCATAAAGCCGATAACGGATTTAAAGAAGTACTACAACGAATCCACGAGAAGACTCCTGGAAGCACGCTAAATAAAACCAGTAAATATATTTAAATATGGGCCTTGCTGAACCCCATAGCAATATAAGTTCAGCTGTTAATAAAGGAGAAACATATGTTAACAAACATTATCGTATTTTTAGTTGGTGCTCATTTGGGTGCAAAATACCCACAAAAAGCAACACTAATCGTTGACACGGCTGTATCTTTTGCAAAAGCAGTATGGGCAAAAGTAGCAGGATTAGTGGCTAAAAAATAATGGCATTCGAATTCGATTTTACTGAGCAAAAACTAGGCCAAATACTCACGCGTAATAAGAACGTTCACGCGTGGTATGAAGCGATGGCTGTACAGTTACCTCAATTTGAAGTAACTACTGCAAAACGCGTTGCCGCTTTTGTAGCTCAGTGTGCTCATGAATCTGCGGACTTCACGACTCTACAAGAAAACCTAAACTACTCTGCTGATGCATTGAACAAACTATTTGGTAAGTACTTTGTTAAAGCTGGTAGAGACTCTACTCCATATCACCGTAAACCTGAAATGATTGCTAATGTAATATATGCCAGTCGTATGGGTAACGGAGATACTGCAAGCGGAGAAGGTTATAAGTTCAGAGGACGTGGTCCAATTCAATTAACAGGTAAGGCTAACTATCAAGCGTTTGCTACAGACTTCTTTGAAGATCCTGAAACGGTGATAAATGATCCTGACCTCGTGACAGATGATGTACCAACTTCCTTATATTCAGCACTTTGGTTTTGGAATAAAAACAAACTAAATAAGTATGCTGATACAAGTGACATCAAAGGGATGACAAAGGTTATCAATGGTGGATACATTGGTTTAGAAGACCGTATCAAACATTATAACCATGCAATTGAAATCCTTGAATCTTAATTGTACTTTAATTAAGGCCTGATGTATAATAAGAAAGTAGCGGTACTATGTAATGGTCCCAGTCGGTCAGCCTACGATCCTAATAAAGAATACGCATACTGTATAGGTTGCAATATTCCTTGGACGAAGGTTGACTGCACTGTGATACTAGATCCACAGTTAGTTAAAGTATTAGTCAAAGATATAACACTTATAGATTGCGATGTATACTTTAGTCAAGCTGCATGGGATTATGTTGAAGAAGTAGGAGCAGTATCATTGTTTAATAGTTTAGGTATCATAGAAAAGACTCGTAAAGGTTTATCAAGCGGTAACCTAGCATGTCTTAAAGCAGTAGATCTTGGTTATACTGACATAGACATATACGGAGCTGATGCGATGACTACAAACGATATACGCAGTAATAACGTTAGCAAGAGTTATACAAGAAACTTCTTAGACTCGGATAGTATGAACATGTCTCCAAATTGGAGAACGAATTTTAATAAGATGATTAAAGATCATCCTAATGTTAAGTTTAATTTTATTAAAGGGGATGGAAATGTTAAAGAATTATAAAAATGAATTAGTAGCAATAGCTACACTATTTGGTTTAATTAGCTATACAATATATGTATGCGCAGCTGAACCAGCTAAAGCAAAACCTGTAGTTGAAGCAAAGAAAGTTGCTCCAGCTGCAAAGCCTGCGGTTAAAAAGGAAGTTGCAAAACCTGCTAAGGAAGTAAAACCTACTGTAGAGCCAGCAAAGAAAGATCCTAACCGTAAGAAGCCAACACTAAAGGCAAAGTACGCTGATAAAAAATAATTGAAGAAATTTATACATCATGAGTTTCCAGTGTTGCAACGGATTGATTCAGAACAAGGTCGAGTATATGAAACCCCATCTGGAGATAAATATCCTAGTGTAACACAAGTAACAGGTCTCTTAAATAAACAATTCATCGTCGAATGGCGTAAAAGAGTTGGAGAAAAAGAGGCAAATAGAGTATCAACACTGGCTTCCGGTCGAGGTACTCGTATTCATGGACTATGTGAGGATTTCTTATTAGGGAATCCAACTCAAGCCGACATGTTCGACATTGAGATGTGGAATGATTTACGACCAGTCGTGGATAAGATAGACAATATACATGCTCTAGAGAGCAAGTTATATTCCGATAAACTACAATTGGCAGGAACTGTTGACTGTATCGGTGAGTTTGATGGATTACTTAGCGTCATTGACTTTAAGACATCCAAACGACCCAAAGATATTAATAATATAGATAATTACTTTATACAGGCGACTGCTTATTCAGTTATGTTCGAGGAACTTACAGGAATTAAAGTTCCAGACTTAACGATAATCATAGGAGTAGACGATGCAAAACCACAAATCTTCCAACAGAAGCGCAAGGGCTTCATCAATCAATTAGTTGACCTTCGTCAACAATTTAAAAAATTAAATTTACTTTAATTAACACCTAAAGTATAATACTACTAAGCGCATAAAAAGCTAAGTAACTAATCGCAAGGAGAATATCCCCATGAGAAAGACTTTCGCCGCAATATTGGCTCTGTGTTACCTGTGCAGTTTTAATCTTGCACATACACAAACACTATATGATAAGATAAAAGTCCTGACTAAGTCAGAAAAGAAACAAGTAGAATGCCTAGCCCAAAACGTGTACTATGAGGCAGGCTATGAACCCACTAAGGGTCAAATAGCAGTAGCAATGGTTACATTAAACCGTGTATACTCTGGAAAATATCCAAGTTCTATATGTGGTACCATGACACAAAAGCTTGAAGAGACGTGTCAGTTTAGTTGGTGGTGTGATGACTATAAAAGAACTAAAGCTATAGCATATAGATATACAAAGCATGAGAAAGAAGTATTCGATCATGCAAGAGCTGTAGCTACATATGCATACATGAACTATGAAAAGATAGAAGACGTAACAAAAGGAGCTATGTTCTTTCACACGAAAGAAGTAAAGCCTGGATGGAAAAATGTACGCGTAACTACAGTAATCGGGAATCACATATTTTATAAAAGAAAGAGTTGATAATGGTAAAACTTGCAGATGAAAATGTCCCTAATATATTTGGCGGACTGCTAAACAATGTACATATTAATACGATTGAATCAGTATATAGGACACATGAAGTATTCCTTGATTCTACTATTGATGAACCAAACAAGTATAGAGAGCTTATATCTCTATTGATAAATGCAGGTGAGAACGATAAGATCCACTTGTTTATCAACTCAAACGGTGGCCATCTCGATACTGCAGGTGCCATCATCTCAGGTATCCTATCATCGCGGGCAGAGGTTACAGCATTCCTAATGGGTGCTACACACTCTGCTGCATCCCTCATCTCCATGTATTGCCATGCTGTCCATGTATATGATACAGCCTACATGATGATCCATACTGCTTCATTTGGCTCATCAGGTAACACACCAACAGTCAAGGCACACACAGACTTTACCATTAAGCAGTGTGAGAAGCTTATGCTAGATGCATATGAAGGATTCTTGACAAAGGCTGAGATGGACAAGGTATTGAATGGACTTGAATTGTGGTTCAATGCAGAAGAGATCAAACCACGCCTGAAGAAGAGGTTTGAAGCTGTACAGTTACAAGATAAGAAGGCTGCTGAGAAGGCGAATGAGATAGTTGAAACAAAGCCCACTAAAAAGACAAAAATCAAAGTTAAAGTAGAAGACGGTGCTATCGACTAGTTGTGTACATTAATTCTTTATTATGGTATAATGTATTTTTAAATCAAGGAAAGTGAAATGAACGTGGCTCAACATATAAATCACAGTTATATAACTGGTAATAAGCAAGAACTTCTCAGAGTCAAAGGCGAACTAAATAAACAACTTAAAGAGCTTGATGTATTCTTTGAAGAGTATCTTGAAGTATTCGACGATCAACTCAATGCCTCAGATAAATCTTCTCCAGTATGGAAAGCGTATAACGATAAGTATAAAGCTTATGAGAACCTTAAACATAGTTTTAAGATGACAGATTATTATTTAGGCATGCTATAATGGAAGGCAAGATATTTAAGACTACAAATGAGTTTGCCTTGTTTATAGAAGAACTAGTAGCACACAAGCGAATATCTCATATGGATGCAGTCTTATTATATTGTGAAAAGAACTTCATTGATCCCGAAGACATCAGTAAACTAATCAATAAAAACCTCAAACAAAAAATCGAACTAAACATGATTGAAGGTAATTATCTACCCAAAAAAGGCACTCTTGATATATGACAGGATTTAAGGCATTTAGATACTATCTAGCCTTAAAGCTGCATTTCAACAATGATAAGTACAACGTATTTGAAAACAAAGGCAACATCAAGTACTCATATGAAAACTTTAATTCTCGAAATGATAGGCATATATTTGAGAAGCTAGCTAGGAAATTTGATACAGACAAGGACTTAATCCAATTCCTTGTAGCAAACTTTGCATATGGTCATGATAACATGATATTTGCCATAGAAGAAGCTAATGAGTATTACCTCGAATGGCAAAAGAGAAAACAAAGTATTAGTCGTATATTTAAAGATGACCTCAATACTATTGAACTAGAGTCTCAGAAGAATGCACTATCCCTTGACCAAATAATTAATTTTACTTTAAATGAATATCCGAGTATAATTAAACTATACTTAGGAAAAAAGATAGCCATTGAATCCATATCTATACTTAATGACTTGTTAGACTTTATACCTAAGTGGAAGCAGAACCCATCAGGTATGCTTATACTAGAATCTGATATAAGAAGGATAGAAAAGCTTAAAGGTTTTGTTAAGTATGAACAAGATAAAATTAAACCAATTTTTAACGAATTTATTACAATCTTTTGATGTGGGTTGTATAAATAAACATGAGTAGAAGTTATACTCTATACACATTAATATTAAAAATATAAGGAAAATACGATGGACATTAATACACTCCGCGCTTCGCGCAATCAAGACTTTGGTGCAATCGCATCAGCATTCGAAAAAGTAGCAAACCCACAACAATCAAACTCATATGAAGATGATCGCTTTTGGAAACTAGAGCGTGACAAAGCTGGTAATGCCACAGCAATCATTCGCTTCCTACCACGTGTAGAAGGTGATGAGTTACCATGGGTTAAGATCTTCTCTCATGGCTTTAAAGGACCAACCGGTAAATGGTACATTGAGAACTCACTTACAACGCTAGGTCAAAATGACCCAGTCGGTGAACTCAATACAAAACTATGGAACTCTGGTTCAGATGCAAATAAAGAGATAGCTCGTCTACAAAAACGTAGACTACATTTCATCTCAAACATCTTAGTTATATCAGATCCTAAACATCCAGAAAATGAAGGCAAAGTAATGCTATTCAAGTATGGTAAAAAAATCTTTGATATGATCATGAATAAGGCTCGTCCTACATTTGAAGATGAGAAACCAGTTAATGTGTTTGATCTATTTGAAGGTGCAAACTTCAAGATCCGTATGCGTACGGTCGAAGGTTACCCTAACTATGATCAATCAGCATTCGCTGAATCAACTCCAGTTGCTCCAAGCGATGAAGCTATCGTAACTATTGCTAACAAGCAAGTTAAACTTGGTGAGTTCCTTGAAGCTAAAAACTTTAAGAGCTATGAAGAACTTAAGGCTAAGTTAGATTCAGTATTAAGTGGTGATGGACAAGTTCCTACAGCTGAACAGCTTACTAATGAGCCGTTACCTGTAGCAGCTCCACCATCATTCGCATCGGCTCCTCCACCTAACGTAGGCGGTATGACTATTACTAAGGCACCAGAGATCAATGAAGATGATGACGATGTTATGTCATTTTTTCAAAAGATAGCTGACGAAGCGTAATCCTAAGGTTTGGGGAGTACCTTTAAAAACCCTATTTTTACACACAACACACAAAGGAGAAATAAAATGGCTAATAAAACACCATTTGAAATTAGATTAGAAGTACTTAAGATGGCGCAAGATCTTTTTATGAGCAATTGGTATGCTAATAAAGATAAGGCTCAAACAGAGTATCAAACTAAGTTTCAAATAGCTGAGAGGAATGGTCAGGTATTTAGTGAAAAACTTGATGTACCTGATTTTCCAAACGAAGATGATATCATAGCTAAAGCTGAAAAGCTGAACGCTTTTATAAGTAATACCAAGTAAAACAAAAGGGGCGAAAGCCCCTTTTTTACATTGCAAATCTGGAGTTATAGTATTTTCTTATTGAATGGTCTTGATCCCTGACTGGGACATTTACTGCGGTATTCTGAGTTTGTTTACTTACGGTCGTAGGTGCATTTACTATAGTGTTAGATGAAGCTGCATTACTTGGAGTCTTAGCTATAGCATTTTCTGAAGATTGGGCTGCAACTCTATCAGCATTATTAATTGCAGTCTTAATAGCTTTTATGTGTTGATCACCATCACTATTCTGTATCTTTTCATAATCCTTTTCACTTACCTCTTTTCCATTTACTGTATATTTT